GCATACATCGCTTCTCCTAGTAGTCCGGGCCTGAGGGAGCGCCACCATATCCGCCGATTGGGCTCCAAGGAAAGACGTATTCACCGAAGTTCACACTGTTTGCAGCGTACAGGTCTTCGAAGGGAGACCTAACATGCAGCGCACGACTACGCAGCCATGAAACCCTAGACAGAGCCTTTCGAACTAGAGGCCCGACCATGAGCGCATTATCGTTGTTCAACTTGATCGGTGCACGCATCGTCTGAATAGAATCCAGTTCGAGACGTGTGAAGATGTCAGGCTGCTGCTGCATCCATAGCACCTGGTACACAACAGCCAGCCTCAAGTAGTAATAGTCAGTTGCGCCGACATTCTCGAACCAGTTGTACGTGATCACTTCTTGAGAACTCGGATCGGTCCAGGTAAATACATAAGGCCGTCCGGTGAATAGATCGAGAATCGATCCGGCATACTGAACCTGAGCCAGTGTAACCGTCTGGCCTGTAATGTTCAGAACATCCGAAGGCATAGCCCAGGTGTTCGAAGCGTTAGCTGCCATCTTGGTCATCATCCTCTCTTAGCTTCTGGCGCTCCTGGGCAGCCAAGCGAGCTCCCTTTATTTGTCTCCGCCTAGCCGTACGAGTCTGCTTAGCACGAGCCCAACCTACCATAGGGATCTGCTTCTCCCGAACTAGTTGGGCTTGTAGCTGCAAGACAGGCCTAGGAACCTCCAAGGCCAAGTCTCCTCTTGACTCGCATCCGAACATCTCGTACCGTGTCGGGTACTCTACGTGCGATCCACAGTTCATGAACAGAATATTAAACACACCGTTATGAACAACTGCAGCGAACAAAGATAGGGTCATCTTAGGAACCGTCAACTGTATAGTGCATAGCTCTCGACCATTGTCTAGTGTCACCGTAAAGACAGGCAGCGGCAACGTAATCGCAAACGCGCCGTGTATAGTCTGCTGAGCTATGCCATTCAAGCTAAGCGTGAGAGCCGATGCAGGAATAACCAGATTAAGCCTACCGTACTGCTCCAAGGCATTAATGCTAGTTGCTAGGGTCGGTATGTTAAGAGCTATAGGGCCAGACTCTAGTTGGCTCCTACACCCAGGTGACAGAATAATAACCAACGAACCTGTTATGGAGCTTGCAACACGGTCGTCCTGCTCAGTAGGACGCTTCCGGATACCAGGCTTAAACAGTGCGAGCCAGGTCGGGCCAGGATTGATAACTTCAACATCGCTGAAGTTCATCAGGTTAGCGTTTATGTTTGTTACTAGAGTAGGCAGAGGTATACTAAGCTGACCTGATTCACCCTTGAGATCAAACGTAGTATAAGGCTTAGCTGGCTTCAGACCAGGCTTGAACAGGTTCAGCCACGTAGGGCCTGGATTGATCTGAGGAACGTCTTGCGGATTAGTCTGAACAGCCGTAATGTTCGTAGTCAGAAGCGGCGGGATCACGATGTTCAGAGGACCGAACTCGACCGTGATCTGCTGCCAAGGCGTTACAGGTCGAGGCTTACGTAGTCCAGGCTTGAACAGATCGACCCAGGTCGGTCCAGGTGCAAATCCAGGAACGCTCTGGTTATTCTCGTAGAACGTATTTAGCGATATTATCGGAGGCGGGACTACCAGAGCCATAGGTCCGTTATGGACTACCTCTGCTGTAATATTCGTTACTAGAGTCGGGAGCGCTACAGCCAGAGTATTCGGATACGTAGTCTCAACAGCTACGCCGCTCCAGACAGCTAGCTGAGTAGCCTCTTTATAACCAGGCTTGAAGAGTCTCAGCCAAGTAGGCCCTGGATTAATCTGTGGTGAACTACCTGCAGCTGCCTCATACAGCAGAATAGCTACACCGGTCTTAGCGAAGCTGTCTGACCAAGTAGGCGCCTGAGTAGCTGATGTACACGAAGGGTTAAAGCACAACCCATCGCCAATGCCGTCTACGTTAGCGTTATATGTATATCCCGACGTACTTCCTGCGCTAGCCGCACTAGCATTCTGCAAGAAGCCAAAGTACAGCTCGCCAGCACCATGTCCTGGCGTAATAGATGGATAGGCAGTCTGAGCAACCGCATTAAGCGTACCTATCGCATCTACTAGCACGTTAGCGACACCTGCCGTTGTGCTAAACTCCTGTCCGGCGAAAAGAGGAGCACCACTAGTAGTAAGTGATACTGTCGCAGTCGACGTGCTAGTAGCTACACCCAGAATAAAGATTGTTGTTCGAGAGCCAGTAACTGTAGGTCCTGAAATGACCGTCCAGTTAGCATTAGAACTAGAAGCCCCTGTCGTTGTCGAAGTAGCCCAGCTAACTTCTAGAACGATGATGTTACCTACAGCATGGGGCGTCAGGGAGAAGCTAGCAGCATTCCCGCCGAAAGAGGCCCCGACTGCTGCAAACGTCATAGGTCACCCCCTCCGCTAGGGACGCCGTACAGGGGCTTCCAGTTAGTTCAGACCGAGAACCGCCACGTTGTAACACTGGATGTTGTTCGACGCGCTAGAAGCCGAGAAGGCTGCGAACAGCTCCACGTAGTACGCCGACTCGGACGTCAGCGTCAGTGCTGTGTTAGGGTTCGCTGTCGAAGAGGAGCACCTCAGGTTCTGCACCGTAGTACCTGTGGGATAGATCTTCAGGGCACCATCTGCGAGAAACGCGCCTGAGGCGCCTGTACCCGAGCAGGTAATGAGTAGGTCGAACTCCCAAGGCATATTGGTACCTGACGTCGGGCCTGCTACCGCGCCGGTCGTGGCGACTACGCCTGACGAGTTGTAGGTACCCTGCGCCGTATTGAGGCTGATACCGAAGGTGATGTTCGGAGTAGACGTCGTTCCGAGCACACCGAAAGCCTTAACCAGAAGCGACTTTCCTACTCCAGTTGAAGGCAGGAAGAAGTTCGCAGGTAGGTATCCAGAGCCTGACGCGTCTGGGCCGATGTACTGCGCAGCAGTGAACGACGCGAACGACGAACCGACCTTGTTGTTCGCGCCGAGTGCTTCCGTCTGCGTACCAGTAGTCCAAGACATGGCCACTCCCTTCTAAGTAGTCGTCCAGGCGATGGTTGGTGTCCCGGTGATTGCTACGTTGTCGCCGGAAGTAATGGAGGTACTCGAGATGTTGAAGTCCGCACCTGAAGTCCCAACAGTACCTTGTATCAAGGCCTGAGAGCTACTGTTCAGGATACGGAAGAACGTCGCGGTACCTGTCGCCACAGCAGTAACAGTCTGGGATGCAAAGTCCAGGTTTTCAACACCTACGGAAGGTGCAGACCAGGCAGTAGCCGCCGCATACGTGAAGGTAGCCAGAACTGTGTTGCCTGACAAGGCCTCGTTCGGGCCAGTAGGTGGAGTTCCGCTATAGACAACTAGCGTACCTCCACCGAACTGGTCCGCAAGCGACGTCCCGCCATGCTGAAGCAGCGCATTCGCAAATGTATTACTCAGCAGGATCGTCACGATAGCTCCTAAGCGTAACGAACCGCGACGCGGAAGCTATTGTCGTCCTTGTTGTAGGCGACCACGTCACCATCGACGACGTAGCCAGCCTTGCGAACTCGGTCCTCGACGTGGTGACGTACAGCCTCGATGCTAGGCTCCATCTCACCTGGAGAAGGATACTCGAACACCGCCCAGCCGCCATCCTGATGGGTAAGTCCGTCAGGGTTGTACTGGTCGACGACGAGGTCCTTAGGAGGACGAGGCCTAGCGGTCTTCTTCGGACTGTCCTTGTCGCCCTTAGGGTAGGAGCCACCCTTGTTGACGGTACCCGCCGACAGTTCCTCTTCGTTCTCGGCCATTGAAGGCCTCCTTTCGAGGCAGGGACGGGCGGCCCGAAATACCGCCCGTCCCCCGCCGAACTAGTTGACGGCCTCGAAGATGGAGAACGCGAACTCGACACCCATCGAGAACGCACGCCTCATGCGACCACGCAGGATGGTCGTGTCCGTACCGCTGTACATGGGCGGCACGATCTGGAACTCGGGCGTGGCCTGCGGGTTGTTCGGGTTCGTAGTCCTCTTACCCGAGAGCAGGTACAGTCGGTTGCAGAAGACGAGAAGACGGTTACCCGCGGTCCCAGCTGCCGCAGAGCCTGACGAGCCTGCGTAGTTCGGAGTCGCGAACGTCGAGGCAGGAGCGGTCGTGACCGTCGCGCCCAGGCTCCAGAACACTGGGATGCGGAAGATCAGGTCCGGTGTCGGACCCTGGCCGCCACCGGGGAACCCGCCGGACGACTCCTGGAAGATCGGTCGGCTCTGCCCGTCCACGATACCTCGCAGCTGCTGCCGGAAGTACGGGTGGGCAATGCAGATCATGTCCTCTTCGTTGAAGTAGTCGCCCTGCTCGACCTGACCCAGCGCCGTAGAGAGCTGTGCGTACGTGACCGCGCCGTGCGAAGCAGCCGCACCAGCCGAGTAGTTCGTGTTGGCGACGTACCCGTCGGACGCGTTCGCGTGCGTCAGGCCGTAGTAGACCGACGTGGTCTGCGCGTTCGTCGAACCCGGCGCCGCGTTGACTCCGATAGACACGTTGTCGTAGACCTTGGCAAGAGCCGTACCAATCGCGTTGGACTTGGAGTTGATGATGTCGGCGAGGGAGTCCATGATGTCTTCCTCGGCGATGTCAACTTCCGTGCCCCACTTACCGGCGGTCAGAAGCACCGCGTCCTCGGCGTCGTCGTTGGTACCGAAGCCCTGCGTACCGCCGCCGACCGCGTAGGTGCTGCCCTTGGTCACAAGACCAGCCTGGACGCCCTGGTCACGCGACACGTAGCGCGAGTTGGACGTCATCATGATCTGCTGACCAAAAGACTCAACAGCACTGTGCTGGGTGACCCTCTGGATCACCTGGGCCCCGTATTCAACCGGGATCCAGTTGGTAAACGTGGACTGGGCCACGCTACACCTCCTTTATCAAAGTCGTCACCCAGCGGTGGCCGACTTATCTACCTACCATTCCCTGGCCAATAGGGGTTACCCCAGTGACCTGTTCCGCCAGGATCTGAGCGAAGCCCTTAGGAGCCTGTCGATCCTGCTTGTCCTTCGTCCGCCCGTTGCCGGCGCCGCCGTTCACGTTCGGTGCTCGAGTACCTCCGCCGCCCGCAGGTGCGAACAGGTTCGGGAACTCTTCCTTGATCTCGTCGATCTGGTCTTCGAGGCCGATGAGCTCGCCATCGACTACGTCAACCTTTTCGAGGTCTAGCAAACGAACTAGCCTAGGAGTATTCGTACCTTGTACTCCTGCAGCACGAAGTTCTGCCGCTACGAGAGCCTTAACAAGAGGACCTCGCGTACTCGTACGCCCTTCTTCGACACCCGCTTCGCGAGCCTCTAGGAGGGCACGCTCTTCAGCCGAAGCATGCTGACGCTGTAGCGTCTTCAGGTCGGCAAGAGCCTTGCGAGCATCCTGCCTAGCTGCCTGCAACGCCTTCCTCAGGCCAGCTGCTGGGTCGTCAGGATCCTGCACGGACTGATTCTGGCGCTGCTGCGTGCGAGTCCTAGGCTTCCTGCCCTGACCTTGCTGAGTGCCATCCTGAGTATCGTCCTGCTGGTCCTGACTATCCGCGCTGTCGTCCGTAACGTCATCGGTCGCGTCGTCAGTTGTGTCGTCGGCAGAAGTGTCTTCGGTAACGTCGTCGTCAGTGACATCGTCGCTGACGTCGTTGTTCTGCGGTCTACCAGGCATCTCGCCCTCCTATTGGAAGCATCACACTTCCTCGCTAGTTCCCGGTTCACCGGTATCAGCCTCCGTAGAGAAACCTTGACCGGTGTTACCCGTCCTAAACTCGATCGTGACTCCCCACGTATCGAGCTGCTCAGGCGTGTATCCCTGCTCCTCCAAGAGTTGCCGTGGAGGCACCCCGAGCTGTTCCTTTATTGCCTGTCCCTGCAAGGTATTCAGGTCGTTAACTGTAGCTGCCGGAACCCAGTGGATAGTTACATCCGCAGGAACCGCCTGACCACGAATCTTCAACACGAACCTGAAAATGTCTCGCCAGGTCGCACCAAACGACATCTGACGATTGCGCACCTTCTTCGCGAAAGGCGCTTCTAGTACCCTGAGGGACTCTCCCGACACATTCGACACGATCGGATCGAGGAAATGCATCGGAGTCTGTGAAATAACTGCCATCGCATGCACATACTGCATGAACGGGTTAAGAAATGCTGTTGGGTCGCCTACAGGGAACTGACCGTAGGACGTGATGCCTTTCATGAACCAGACCGAGGCAGGGTCAGCTGTCAACTGTGACTTCGGATCCATACCTTGGTCTAGCGTAGCACCTGAGTCGATCGAGAACGCGAATTCGCCCTCGTCTCCCATAGCCGCTTCGGACGTGTCGTACGCAGGGTCCATGATCGCGTAACGCTGCGGAAACGCATTGTAGTCGACCGAGGCCATATGGCTGACTACCAGCTTGTGGATAGCATCCTGCGGACCATAAGCGTTGACATGCTCTGGTACTCCGTAAGGGTACTCATTACGGAAGTGGAAGACAGGAACTTCACCGAATGGGTTAGTAACAGGCCACTGACCGTCGTCGCTCTTGTCTAGGCGCTTCTCCCACTTCGGCTTCTCGCCTGACTGTGGCGTAGGAGCGAGCATGTACTTTTCGACACGATCCGGGTAGTATAGATTAGCAAACGTGTAACCACTGTTCGGGTCCTGCCAGCGCTTAATCGCGTAACGCTTACGGTTCTCGTTTTCGTCGTCGTAAAACACTCGCATGACACGCGGCGACTGATAGAAGATATCTACCGACAGCTGGTTGCCTTCAGAATCCGTCTGACCATCAACATTCGGCCAGACGAACATATAAGCGTCGCCGAGCTTACAAGCCTTCTTCATCACGTCTGGTGCGTGAAGGTCTAGCTGGTTATCCTTCCAAGCCTGCCGAATAATATCAACAGCAGCCTGATCGTCCGAGAAGATCGATGCTACCTCTAGACGTTCGGCAACGGCATCCACAGGCAGCTTGGCGAAGTTGAAGTTGAACACTACACCGGTCGCACCCATTGCAATGCGCAGACGCAGCGAAGCAAAGAACTCCGGCATAGATCCATTGTAGTACTGAATAGCCTTCACGAAGTCAGGTTGGGCTTCGTCAAGACTCAGAATCCCGTTACGTAGATCAGCACCGGGGTCGTCGTAAGGCTCAGGAGCTGGACGAGGAATCGCCATGCCGAGGAACGTGTTGCCTGGCATCATCTGCCCATGCATGATGTCAGTCATCGCTGCTCACCCCCACAGGTGTCCTACGGCCGTAGCTATAAGTTCCGCCCTTAAGGACCTTAGGAGCAGTAATGAAGTGTCTAACACCTATCTCGACAGCATCCAGGATGTCCTTGTCCTCGCTGCCGTCATAAGAACACTGTGTCTGCTCTAGCCTAGGCAGTCTCATCGAGTGAGTTACTCGACCGCGCTGGTATAGGTTCAGAAGTCGCACCTGACGGACAGACTTCTTAAGACCACTCCAGGAAAGCTTCATCCTAACAGGCATGTGGTGAAACACCATAGTCCAGGTGTCTCCACCCTGGTTCGACTCTACGACGACTTCGCCGATCTCAGGCCACTGCTCGAGATACCACATGACAGTGTCACGCAGCTGCTTCGGGGGTAGTTTCACGATGGTTGCGAACTTGACTACGACCTTAGGCTGCAGCATGTTGCCTTGAAGGCTAGGCGGGAGAGGAAAGTCTTCAAGTGACAATCCAGCCCTAGGGTGCCAAAGACCTATAATCGCGATACCAGTATCGTGAGAGTTCTCGTGCGAAGTAACAGCAGGGTCAATAGCCAGCGCCGTTCGAACACAAGGCAAGTCTGCGTAGGTGTAGTCATCTTCAGACCAGTACGTACCATTCGCCGAGACAGGCTGATTCTTGAACTCCTTCTTGTACTCACGCGTGTGCTCATGCTTCTTGAGGTACTCCAACGACCACTTACCAGGCCAACAAGAACGCTCAGTACCGTCGTCGTTCAGGAGAATAGGTTCGTAGTAATGAACCTGAATGTTCTGATCATCGATCCAAGGATCTTCGACCGTTTCAGGGTGCAACTCCGATTCAACCATCTGGTGCATGATCGATCCAGGAGCTGTTACAGTCCCTACGATAATGACGCGAGCGAACTCGTTCAGATGAAAAACAGTTTCAAGCATCCACCTAAGGCGCTGACGCATCAGTGTCGGGCTGTACTTTTCCTCACCAGGCTCGATATCGTCAAG